AATGTTCTTGGGGATTTATTCTGATTTGATAATAAGCGAAATGTTCACTTACATCATCGATGATGATGGTAAAACCAACGCCCAAGCCGGATGTTATGACGATACAGTTATGGCTACCGCAATCATGTTGCAACTGTTATTGGAGGGTAGGGGAGAGTCATACACACCAGAAATCCCAATCGACCAGCGAGACAAAAAGGTGAGAGAAATAATTGACCCATTATTTGAACAAGTAGAAACTCCAGAATACGTTGAGTAAAGGAGGTAGTATATTGTCATATCAAGACATGGAAAGCGAAGAATTAAAGCTTGTTAATCAGTGGAATTTGAAGTTCAAAGAAGCAATGATACACAAGGCCCCTTGGACAAAACGGTGGCTTACATATATCGATGCTTACAAAGGTGATTACTTCAAGAACAAAAACTTACCTGATTACAAGTCAAATGTAGTTAGTAACTACATATTCTCCACTATCGAGACTATCAGGCCCATCATGCTTGATAGTGACCCTGTCTTTCAAAGTACACCAAGGCAACCAGAGGGTATGGAATTCTCCAATGATTGCAACGAGGCTTTGATGTATGAGTGGGATAGAGAACAAATGCGCACTAAGTTATATCGGGAACTGATTAATGTTTTGGTTATTGGTAATGCTGTTTTCTTCATTTCTTGGAATGCTCAAAAAAAAGAAATTCAATGCATACCTGTAAGTCCATTCTGTATCTTTGTAGACCCACTAGCTACTTGTTTTGAGGATGCTGAATATGTTATTTACGCCAAATACATGAATGTAGTGTTACTTCGTCGTATGTTCAAAGAAAAGGCCGACAAATTGCATGGCAGCCAAATCAATTACAGCGAATTGGTGTCTGGTAATGATAAGAACTCCAATCTAAAGAACCAAGTATTAGTGCTAGATATATGGACAAAGGATTATGAGGTTGAAGAAAAGATTGATGGCAATGAAAAGATAACTAAGTCAAAGTATCCCAACGGCAGACACATCATATTGTGTCCTGAAATTGGTGTTGTGTTGAGTGATACTGCATCACCTTATGAAGATGGACATCCTTTTGTAATCTTTAAGGACTATGATATTCCAGGTGTATTTTGGGGTGAGGGCGAAGTTGCTCAACTCTTATCACCACAAACATACTTAAATGAAATTAATAATTGTATTATTGACACTGCCAAAGCAACTGCTAATATGCCGTGGATAGTCGATAAGAACGCTGGTATTCCTTTTGGCAAGATAACGGCAAGGCCAGGTTTAATCATCCGCAAGAATCCTGGTTCAGAAGTGCGTAGAGAACCAGCACCACAAATGCCTATGTATGTTACTCAGCAACCAGAAGTTATAAAGAGTGATATACACTATATCAGCGGTATTCATGAATCTTTGCGTGGTGATGGAGTCACTGGTGTTTATACTGCACAAGGTATCTTGGCATTGCAAGAGGCTGGACAGGTTCGCATCAGGCTAAAGGTGAAATTGATGGAAGAATCCTTGGCTAAAGTAGGGCAGAAGTGGTACAGACGAATGAAGAAGTATTGGAAAGAAGATAAATGGCTGCTCATCACTAAAGCAGATGGTTCTTATGATATGAAGAAATTTGTAGCATCAACTCTGAATTATGACTACGACATAAAAATAACTGCTGGAAGTACAATGCCGGTTAATCGCTCTGCTATGCTTGATTTGATGATTAGGCTTGCACAAACACCTATGCCAGATGGAATGCCCATCGTGGATAGAGAAGCAGTTGCTCAATATTTGCCCGAAGAAGTCAAATCTTCAATGCTGCGTAGAATGAAAGGTCAAAATCAGAACTTGGCACAGTTGCAGCAAGCTGTTCAGCAAATGGGTCAACAAATGCAGCAGTTCATGCAGCAAAGTGAGCAGAGAGATAATGAACAAATGAACTTGATTCAAGAGTTAATGACTGCTGTAGAAGGCCTAAATAAGCAGATTATACAGCTACAGGATAAGCATGATAAAATAGAGAACGAAAGAATACAGATGGAAAGAGAAAACAAGCTGCGTGATGAATCATACAACAAAGGATTCACTGATGCTGAAAAAATGTACTCAAGAGAAGAACAACCTATAAGTATTGAGGAAATGGAAGGTATTGCTAACGAGCAGCTGCCAGAAGAAATACTAACTGGACTCGAAAACATGAGTGATGAAGAATTATCACTGCTGCTGATGGAAAATCCAGAAATACAAGAAATATTAAGATAAATTGGAACACTCCGCAAGGAATTCCAAAGGAGGTTTATAATTGAATATTGATGAGTATCGGGCTATGAAAGCTCAGATGCAACAGGAGGAAGCGACTCAGCAAAATGAGCAAACGCCAAATCCTACTCCACCAAACGACACTTCTCAAAAACCATCCGATACCAAAACCGATGAAAAACCACCTGAAAACAACCCTCAAAACCCCAAACCATCCGAAACTCCTTCAAAACCACCCGAAAACCAAACCGAACAAACACAAACCAAAATACCCGAAACGATTCACCTAGAAGGCATAGGTGAAATCACAATCGATGAGCTTCGCAAAGGATATTTACGCAACAAGGATTATACGCAGAAAACCCAAGAGGTATCTAGACAGCGTAAAGAGGCCGAAGAAGCAATCGAATTTGTAAAACAAATCAGAGAAAATCCCGAGGTACTTCAAAGGATAGTGAGTGGTCAAAAACCTCAACAAATCGACCCTCTTATCCAAAAGATTCTTGAACTAGAAGCTACGATATATGACATGAAGGTTGAAAGAGAAATTGAAAGCCTTCAGCAAAAATACGATGACTTTGATGTTCGAGAAGTTTTAGAAATAGCTCACGCTAAGAAAATCCTTAACCTTGAAGATGCTTACCTTTTACTCAAATCAATGAAAAAGCCCGCACCCGAAACCAATCTCAATATTGATGAATTAAAACAGCAAATCAGAAAAGAAGTTCTAAAGGAACTTGAGGCTGATGCTGAGACAACTAGAACTATTATTACCCCTGGTAATGATGGTGCTGTTTATGAAGATAACACCCCTAAATTAACCGACAAGGAAAAGAAGGTGGCAAAGCATATGTTTAAGGATTCAAAAAATCCTTATGCCGAATATGCGAAATGGAAAAATGTCAAATCTTAAAGGGGGAAATGCGTAACTATGGCAAGATTGTTTGATGAATTCAAGTTGGATTTACAGTTGTTTGCAACTCCTGTACAGCCAACTACTGAAAATACGATTGGTTATAGTGACACTGATAGAGATAATGTTGAGAATTTTGGTAAGCTGCTGGAACCTGGGTTGCGTAAAATCTTTTTCGAAACCTACGATGAGATTCCTGAGCAGTTCCCGAAAATATATAACGTGATGGACTCGGATAAAGCCGTCGAACACGATTGGGGAATGGGTGCGTTTGGTGATTGGACTAAACGTGAAAGCCAGCTCGATGAAGTTGCTTACACTACTTTAGACCCTGGCTTGGACAGAGTTTATATTCATGATGCATTCACTCAGGGTTTCATGGTCACTCGTGAAATGTATGATGATGATATGTACAGTCAGATGGAGAAGTTGCCAAAAGCAATGGCTCGGTCTGGTCGTGCTAAGGTTGAAAAAGATGCAGTTAAACCTCTGTTACAAGGATTTGCCGCATCTGGTGTTACTATCTACGATGGCAAACCTCTGTTTGCTAATGACCATCCGCTGTTAAACTCCATTGGTGTGGGTAAAAACCTTATCACTGGCCCTCTGAATGAAGCAAACCTGAAAGCTGGTCTGAAGCTGATGAGGGAAACTCCTGACGAGGCTGGCAACCTGATTCAGATGAAAGCTACTAAACTTATCGTCCCTCCTGCTCTAGAAGATACTGCAATTCGTCTATTAAAATCTGCTCAACTCCCTGGTACTGATTACAACGATACTAACAAATATCTCAACTCTTATGGTATCGAAATTGTTGTACTAGACTATCTTGGCGCGGCAGCCGGTGGTTCTGATACCGCTTGGTTCCTACAGGATGGTGGAAGACATCAACTCAATTTCTTCTGGCGTAAGCGGCCTGA